TTACTTGTGTTTGACAAGTGTTAGAACTATTCGCCCTAGTTGTTTGATAAGTTCGTAGGCTGGATAGCTCCAAGCTCCGATCATCGCATACTTAGCGATCTTTTCGGAAGTCTCATCACGAGTGGGCTTTTTCTTTTTGCCTTTTTTCTTTGACATATCTTTACCTCCTTTCACTTATTATAATATCACGATATCGGGATAAATGCAACAAAAAAATAAAATTAACTAAAATATATTTATTTTGAACATAAAAAAAGCTCTTGTGACAGCAGATCAGCAAGAGCCAAGCACCGACTAGACGGCTAGACACATGCCCAAAGTAACCAGCTTTGGGGCTTTAAACGAAAGTGTATCCTTTCATGTCCACCACTATTATATATTAAAAATGAACATTGTTCCAATATTTTGTTCTCATTTTAAAATTTGCTAAAATATATATGGCTGTGTGGAACCCCACCAATTCCAAATTATCACAGTCTAGAAAGTGTTACTTTCATGTCCATAACAGCTTTTATGGCTACTACTTTTTCAAGTATTTTAGCCACTGTAATTGCTTCATGGATTATTAAAAAGTTCATGAAGTAAAACCAGGAGAGCAAGCGGATAATACCACTACTCTTTTTATTATACCATAACACAAAAAAGAGCCGCTCCAGGAAAAATCTCCCAGAGCGGCTCTTGCGGCATTTGGAGTGTTCTTCACACTCCTTTTTATATTTCAATCATTATTACTATAGCACGATGTAGGCACGATTGCCTGTGACGTAGACGGTCTTGCCATTGTGCTTTTCTTTGATACGTAGGAATCTGCCGACACGCCCTTGAATCTCAACTTTTGAGTTAAGTTCCAAGCCGTAGACTTTCCCAGCGTCTGCCTTTGGTGCATCTAAGGCGTGAGTATGTGGCATCACGATCTTGGCAACGCCATGTTTGGCATCGTTGTATGCGATCGGGTTAGTCTTGACATAGACGGCACGACCATCGAAGTATTGGTTCTTGCCAACCTTGACAGCGCCGTTTTCAAAGCCTAGCACCTGCCAGACAGAACCACAAGGTTTTAGCTTGTCACTTTCACGCTTGTCTAGCTTTGAGCTGGTATAAACATATGCACCTTTTGAGTTGCTTACTACGGCAACAGCGCCAATATTCCACTTGACTACGGGATGCTGAGAGGGCGATTCTACGGTCTTGTTTACCTTTTTTGGTGATTGATTACCCGAACTGATCTTTAAATCGACTAGGGTAATATTGCCATCAACGCCAAGACCACGGTAGTTATCAGTAAACTGCCAGATTGCTACGCCGTCCATAGATGGGAAATAGTTAAAATCAGCTGAATCTTGACGACCCATGACCTTATATGAGGCTACCCAGAGACAAGTTCCGAATGATTTAACAATTCGGCTGGTGCTCAAATAATTTCGTAAATTGAAAGCACCTGAATAGACAAGTGGCTTGTATCCTGCTTCTTTGATTACCTGCATTGCGGCAAGAACAGCATCGGTGTTGGCACTAGCACCGCCATTGACTGAATTGCCAGAACCTTCTTCCCAGTCGTCAGCGATGTAGCTACCAGCTGGGACTCCGTAAGCCTTAGCCTTTTCAACGGCATACTTAGCTTCTGCCCGTGCTCGTGTGACCGAGCCGGAATGGTTGGCATAGAAATAGCCCATGGTTAGCAAGCCATGAGCCTTTGCAGATTTAATTTGCGCTTTTGCTTTCGGGTTGATGTATCCAGTACCTTGCGTAAGCTTTACGATAGCAAATTTCGCACCCGTGTAGCTAACGTTTTCTGTCTGGAAGCTGGCTACGTCCACACCATAGCTTTTCTTTGATACGATTGAGCTTGACATCTTTTTCACCGCCTTTCGTTTGGTTTTCAAACGATTTGTCAAACGATTCAAAAACGTACTCGTTATACGTCTTAGTTCTTGTCATCATTGTCGTCACCTGATACAAAGCCAATTGGTTGGGCGTTGGTATCTTGTGTATCCTCTTGTTTGGCTTGGTCCGCTGTCATTTGGTCATAAGCATGTTGGACAGCACCCTTGGCGACTGTTTCGGTCACTGGCTTGTTTTCTTGCTTGGCTTGATCAAGTAAGGCTTGTACAGCCTTGACCTTCTTTTCGGCACCAGAAATATCCAGCGTTGCGGCTTCGCTTACGACAAACTTAGCAATCTCATCAATGGTCATTACTTGCTTTGGAAGTGGTTTAGCCGACTTTTTGGCAAAGTATTCGATACTAGTAGAGATACCGACACAGATAGCCACGATAGCCAAAACAACTATTTGTGTGTAAGCAGTTAATTCAGTGAGATTCATTATTGGGTCACCTTCTTAGTAGTAAGTACGCCGCTAGTGATGTCGCCCGTCTTAGCAGGGGTGTAGCCTACTGGCTTATCCTCTACCGCTGGCTTGGTTGCGTCTGGGTCCTTGACCATGGTTTCGTCTTGGATACCTGACAAATAGCGCACCCACTTGGTAACTGCACCTTTGATGTCTTGTGGCACATCGTCCAAGGTTAAAACACCATCTTGCACAAGAGTGGTGTAGTCTAAAATTCTAGTGTTTGGTTTCATTTTCGGATAACTCCTTTCGCAATTTTTCGTTTTCCCTGCGTAATTCCTTATTTTCTTTAACTACAGCCTCATAGTCGTCTACTAAAAAGCTATGGCTGTCTTGTCTCGTATTTCTCTTATCACTTAGATATGAAGTAAACAACCCCAACAGGAATGGAGCTAGTACACTAAGTACGTCTTTAAGACCTTGCAAGTGTATCAGCTCCTTTCTCAGTCCTGTGGGTCATACTCATAAGCAATCTGCATAAGGTTAATGATTGCGTAGATCTCAAAAACAATAGCAGGGTGGAATCTGAAATAGCCGGCTCCAACGATGTGAAAGCTTTCCGCAACCAGCAGAACTGTCAAGAATGCTACTGACACGCCTAGACCAACTTTGATGATTAACTGTACCCGAATATCAAAAACACCGCACAAAATCAAAATTAGTCCTGCCATCAAGCCGATACTATCGACCCAGACGTTATTCCACGCAGGTGCTAGACTTGGTGGGTAAAAAAAGTAGGTTCGATCTATCAGAAAGCAGACCGCCAATGCCGAGATTAACAGCCCTGTTTTGATGAAATTCCAGCGACTAAGCTTGTGGTGCAGGTTGAGCTTGCGGTGCAACATAGTCTTCACCTGTGACTTTCTTGTAACCTGCTGCGTCCAATAAGCCTTGTTGAACTAAGCCTTGAAAGTAAGGCTTTTGGAAAAGCCCCATTTGATAGTCAAGTACCCACATTTGTAAAAATAAAGCGTTTAAATCAGTCATAATTAGTTACCTCCGTTTTCTTGCTTGTTAGTGTTTTCTGCTGGCTTAGTGTCACTGGTTGGTGTAGCAGTCTTAGCTTGATCTGCTTGCATGCCAACCAGAATTTGTTGCATTGAAGCCATAACCTTGTTGGCTTGTTCTTGCCCTTCTGCGACCTTTTGCAAGCCTTGGGTCAATGCTAAGGATTGTTGTGTTTGGACTTGTTGGCTTTGTTGCATGGCCTTCATTGCTTGGTCAAACTTATCGTTGGCTTGGTCAAGTGCGGCGTTCTTCTTATCAAGTTCTGCGCTCTTCTTATCCAATTCTTCAATCTTTTGTGTAGCTTCTTGCAAGATTGCGGCTTGACCGTCCTTGGAGTTTTCTACCCAGCCATTAACCTTCAAGTCCCAGACAGGATCTTTTAAGCTGTCGTCTGGCTTTTCAATGTGCCAGTGCCATGGAAGTTCTGGCAACTCATAAGGCAACGTAATTACTACGTGATGCATTTCTGCGTTGGCAGAGTCAGGATCACTAAAGTAATAGGTAAACCCCTTGTTTTCTTGTGTAGCATTGTTTTCTTGTGCGCCAGCTACTGGTGCAACTTGTGTTTCGTCAGCCATAATTGGCTCCTTTCTATATAAAAAGCCCACGGGAACTCCCCGTGAGCAAGGTTAATTTTTTGCATAAAAAAAGCACTCAATGAGTACTAATACTATAACTGTTCCCTTGATAAATACTTAGTCATGATATCCGATGCTTTGATAAGCGGTGTGTACATCCCATCACCAGTATTAGGATTATTTATCCAATGATTAATGTCAACAATATAATATGGAATATTATGTTGATCTACCACAACGCCTGTGATTTCACCCGTAGAAGCTAAGCCGCCTATTTCATCCGGTTTATTCCATTGAATCGAATCACTATTGATAGAATAGCTATAATAAGCATCAATGATTCCCTCTCTAGACCATCCTACTTTATATTTACTGCAAGTTATCGCTCTGCCAATTAATTCTGTATTTACATAACCGACAATAATTTTTGTTGTAGGGTAGTAGTCTTCTTTATTAAACTTCATGTGATCTAGCATACAGCCACCGCCTTTCTGGTGGCGGCTCTAAGTACTTGGTATAGGTGGATTAACGGGCTAATTACCCCCCCCTAAGATTTCCGTACAGTCCGATTTTCGAACCCATACAGGACCATAGACGGTGCTACTATCTCCTTCACAGATAATTGGCAAATCTATACTTCTCCCGACTAAATAAGCGGTATTTGAAGAGGCACATACATCAAGCTCCAAATCTGCGTTCAGTAAAGAGTAAGTAGTATTTGGAAAATCCGTAAAAACGGTGCTTGTTGAAGTTCCTTTGGGAATTTTGACCTTTTTAGGGAACATAAGATAATCATTTTTATTGAAGATCATCTTTTCGATCATAGAACCACCACCTTTCTAGTGATAGCTCTAAATGCCTGACATAAGCGGATTAGGGGAGGTTTACCCCACCATTTCAAGTTGCGAGCTTGTGATACCAGCACTCTGTAATAAAAACCATAAATCTCATTTCCCGCGCCTAAGCTATAAGTGTCTTGCGTTTCAAATTTGTTTGTGATAAATGCATTTATTCTTCTGTCATACCCAACGATTTGAAAATTAATGCTTTGAACAGATTTGCCAGGGTTAACAGCTCCGTTATCATCAATTAAAACTGACCCAGATGGCAAATATCCAGATGTAGGTAGAAAACTAGCATTAAAGTTGCCGTTTTCGTCCGTCAGGCTTCGCCATTTTTTACGATCAAATAGCATATGATCTAGCATTTAAGCCACCTCCTTGCATGAGCAAAGAAGTGACCTAATCCATTGCCAAAAGCGGCTTGGCGAGGTTTTACCCCCCCAGTTTTCTATGAATAGCTCTTTTTTAATGATCGCTTTGTATGCTCTTCCAGTTGAAGAATTATAGTCTGGGAGGTCATCAACAACGTAGTAATCGTCATCTGCGCCAATGCAACGAGCTTCATCGCCTTTTTTATAAGTGTGCATGTCAAAGGGGGAATCAGTCCATTTAATCTTGGAACTGTCCCAACTTTCAGTTTGTTCATTAAAGCTATAATCTTCTTTAACCTCTACTGTTGGTGGGAATGCTACATAGCGAATGCCATTGGCTTTAATTTCATTGTCGCTTTGATTCACGTTAAACCATGGAAGCTTGTTAAACAGCATATGATCTAGCATGTTTCCGCTCCTTTCTTAAATAGAGTGAAAGCATACTCAACCATTGACGCAATAGTATGTAGAAGGCTTTTACCCCCCCATATTACATTTCTAACATTTTTTTTTTCAACTACGCCCGTGTAATAGTAATGTGAATAAACTGCATTATTAGGATGCTTGTTTTCATCACTATCAGCGTAAATTTCAAGTTGTCCATCAAAGAAATAAACGTCTTGGCCTGCCCCAACACAGGTAACCTCAGCATCATTTAATACTCGCCAGCCATTACCCGTATTCGGGTTTTTGATCGGTGTTTCTGCCATGACAGTAAATCTTGATGGACAAGCATAATAGTTTTTATTATTAGCTGTAATAGCGGACATATCGTTTGAAATTTCAAACCACTTTTTTACATTAAAAATTAGATGATCTAACATGCTTTCACCTCTTTCTATCTATCTATTTTTCAATCATCGCAATACCGTTTGGATTGTTGTTTTCCCATTGCTGGGCTTGTGCCTCTTGGTTGGCTGGGAATCTCTTGCCGATTACAGCGTTCTGGTTCAGCCATGCTTGTCCTTCTTCTAGTTTCTTAACTCGGTTCACCAAGTCATTGATTTGGTTATTGGCACCGGTCAGCTGGTTGTTCAAGCTCTCAATTTGTGTGTCCTTAGCACCATTTTTGCGGTTAAGGTCGTTAATTGTATTTTGTTGGGCTTGAAACTTTTGATCAACTTCACTCTTTAAATAAAAGACCGTACCCAGGTTGACGTTACCCGTGTTGTCGGGTGCCACGCCTTGAACAGTATTAATCCCTGCACCTTTACCAGCACCAGCGACCATTTGATCAATTTCTTCTTTTGTGTAGGTGTTTAGGTTAAAGGTATGGTTGCCATCCGCCTTGACCGGTTCTTTACCTCGTAAGGTGATAGTCGTGTTCTTTTCGTTGTCTTCGATCTTGCCGTTAAAATCAGCCGTTACTTTAGTTTGCCATGCATTAAGCTCGGCACGAGTAACGTATCCCACTTCATTAACAGTCATATCGATATTAGCGGCTTCTGCGATTGTCATAGACAATTGTGCAGAGATAACATCAGTAGATAAACCGTCTGGGCTACCTGCTGCTAAGGTCTCGTGATCGTTAGTAGTAAAAGTGATAGCGATTAAAGCTTCATCGCCTTGTACCTTTTGATTCTGTTCATTGGTTGAGTCAACTCTTGCATACCAACCAATACAACTAAAATTGATGTCTGCCGGTTGATTCTTGTTGTTAAAGTCAGCAATTACATCAAAGTGATCATCTGTAACTGGCGTTAAGGTTAATTGCCCTTCTTTGAGATCGTCCGGCAAACTAGTGATTTGACGAATTGCTTCATCATCTAAGGCTTGTCCGGAACTATTAACGGGTTTTTGACTTGATAGGATAGCGCGTGTATAAACCAATGTGCCTACGCCGTTACCAACCGATAAGAAGATATGTCGCCCGGCATCGGTCAAGATCGTTTGCTTCAATTTCTCTTTAAAGCCCGTATTAGGATCTTCTGCCATTTCTTGCTCCTTTCTTTGTATTAAAAAACTACTCAGTCGCAATCGATTGAGTAGTTGTAGTTAATGTTTTGTTCCCAATAGTTAAGCCAGCGTGAATTTCTGCTGTTTGTGGCTTGCTCCACACTGCTGTTGTCGCCCATACCGATGATTTAGCCAGTTGACCAACAACACCAATGAATTGGCTTCTAGTGCTTTCAGCTTTCCAGCCGGTCCACCATTTGGTATTTGATGACAAAGTATTGTGATGCTTGAACTGTGTAGCTATCCCAATATATTGCTTGTCGCTTGTCCTAGCCTTCCAGCCAGTCCACCACTTAACGGGCGATCGCTCGATTTTGCGATGTTTGATCTGCGTACCCATGCCAACGTAAAGCGGCAACTTTGTGGTAGTTACAAACACGATCTCATCAATCCAGTAGCCCATCGCGAGCAGGTTTTGAATATTCTTTATGATGAATTTTTGCATTTGAAGTGTTTGCACATTGTCCCACGGTATTTCGATACCAACATGTCGAAGACCGGTTTTATATACCTTGAATTGTTCCGGCTTTGCATTTAAGGCAGTGCCCAGAATTTTAACCATTGAGGGAATTGTTCCCTGTGCCCTAGAGATTAAAATGTGTAAAAAAATGATAAAACGGAAAGTTTCATCATCATCACTAATTCTATAAGCTTTGTAATCTTGCCCGATTAAATCAAGGGTTGTGCCTTTTGCTTTGTCAATGCTACGCCACTCCGCAATTTTTTCATTTTCATCACTGATTTTTTCAAGCAGTGAATTGTAACTGTCTAACAATTGATAAAAAACGGTATCTTTTTTCTTATTCCAGTGGTCGGCTACTTCCGCGATCAGTTGGTCTGTTGTCTCATAAGCCAATTAAATCAACCTCCACATCTCCAGGGTCACAATGAGCAAATTCTGAACGACCAATAGAAATATTTTGGTCCGCTAACTTATCTTTTGTGCTACCGATTGCAATTGTTGCATCATCAACGCCGTTGACATCATAAGTAACGGAATAAAGGCGGGTAAAATTAACTCTTTGACCCATTTCAAGTGAGTTGATTTCATCGCAAATTGCTTGCTTAATGTCGTCAACCCCCGCATCACTGTTCCAGTCGTCATTAATTGATACATCGACCTTTACATAAATGTTATGTTGTTGAGCGTGGTCAAATTTGACTTCTTTTAATTTTCCCGTAGCGTCCGGAGCTTCTTTAACAATTGAACCCGCTAAAGTGATACCAGCCGCGCATTTATCAATTAAGGTTTTAGCAATTTCATCATCGTTACCGCCTAAAACATAAATGTGAACTGAACATTCGGGATTACCGTATTCATCCGTCTTATACTTGTCGTTGTCAATGAAGCCAACTTGCTTAACGCCGTTTAAATTCATTAACGCCGATTTAATACCTGGTTCTGTAGGACCAGGACGGGCGGCATTTTCCATAATTAAACGTTTTCTAAAGGTTTCATCGTCTTCATAATCTTGCCCACCGCCTGCAGATCGTGGATTGGTTACGGAAATAAAGTCTTCATCTGGGTTGGCAAACAAAGTAATTGTGTTGGCTGATACATTAGTAAATTCACCAGTTTCTTCACATTCAACATTTCCAGTTCCTTGAAAAGCCCCGTTGCTTTGTTTTGAAGTGATAACGTCTTCTGTTAAATCAAATACCAAGCCGTCTTCTGTTTCGAACTTTTCGCCAGCTTGAATTAAATATTCGCCTTCAGTCGTTATTACTACTTCCGCATGAGATGGAGCGTCAACTTTACGGGTCAAACTGATATTGCCCGCTAATCGGTCTAATGCTGAATTTACAGCGGTTGAATAGAATCCAGAATAGTAAATTTGTTCCTGTTGCTGAATTAAATCATAAGACGCATCACTCATTAAACGGGCAAAAATTCCTAGATAAGCATTACTTGTTAGTGCAATATCATCCCCTAATCTAGTTCGGTAATCGTCTTCAACACCGTCTAAGATTTCCGCAAAACTTGGGGCAATATAACCGGTTTCTTTTAAACCAAAATCAGTTGTCAACTTGTAACCCCCCCTTCTACTTCACCAATATTTGCGGTGGCTCTAAAATTAATCTGCATTTTTCTTTCAGGTTTCTTGATAAATTCGATATTATCAACGGTTTCAACTTCCGGTACGTTTGCTTCAATAGCCGCTCGCATATCATTCTCCGCCGCTTGCTTATTGAAGTTTTTACCTAAAAAGCTGCTATAATCCGCGCCCATTTCAGGGTCTAGCCGTTGCATTTCGCCATATCGAATTTCTAGCGTTGCCTTAATTCTTTGCGCTATTTCGTCAAGACCGCTAGTCATTTCTAAATCGTGAGTAATCGGATCAATAACTAGGTCATGATTATCACTCATAAATAGGTCCCTAGCCATCGTCGTCACCCTTATAAACAGAAACGATAATTGAGTCGTTTGCATCATGCATCCTGCCGGTATTTGGCGTAAAGGTGTTCCCAGTGCCGTCCCAGTTATCAATGTCACGGTCCATAGTAACGGCTATCACTACAGCGCCAACTCTCATAGACTTCTTTTTCGGATAATGTTCTAAAAAATGTGAGTTAACTTCTGGGCTACTATCAACGGCTTTTAAATCCGACTTAAACTTATCTAACAATTCATCAAGCCTATAGCAAGATTCGGCAACCGGAACATCTAAGTACTGAGCCGATTTAGTGCCATCGATCCAATTCGCCAGCGGTTGAATATCTGCAATGTGTTTTTTCTTGTCGTAAGTTAAAACTTTAGCTAAAAAAGCAGATTCAAGACTTCTGCTGAATCGGTTTTTCACCTTACTAATGTTTTCATACCATCGAATTGGAACCCTATTTTTTTGTTTCATACTGTCATCTCCTTATTTTTTAGATTTACTTTTTTTCTTGCCTTTACTTTTAGATTTTGTTTTATGACCAGCCTTAGCTTTTGTAACCGCCGCAATAGTGCATTGAGTTTGTGGACTTTCGCCATCAAAACTATGCTGTCCATTTTTAACGACAAATTTTCCTTTTAAGAACTTAGAATTCATGATAATGCCGGTATTAACGGTAACTTCTGGGACTAAGGGCGTAACAATTTGCCAAGTTGTCCCGTTTTTATCATCATCGTTTTGCGATGGAACTTGAATTAAGTCTTTATCATCAATCACAAACCAAGTATTTTTCTTGCTATTAGGATTGACAATTACGAGCTTGCCACGTTCATAAAACATTTCCGATTTTGCTAACTTAACAAAGTTTTTAATTAAAGTTAGCGGCTTGCCTTTAGCGGTAAAGGATTTTTTAATTCCTTCATTTTTAGCTAAATCGATTTTAGCTATTTTGATACCGGCTTGTTCCGCTATTCCTTCAATTACTTGCTTATAAGTCGTTCCTTTTCGGTAAACTCGGTTAGCAAAATAAGTCTTATTATCACGGCTTTTAACCCTTTTATTTGTAGTTTTTGGTTTAACCCATACTTTTCGATAAGCCCAATGGTGGACTACATGTTTCTGCCCTTTTTTAGGACCTCTCTTGTAAGTTTCAACGACCGAGGTACTATAACGCTGATTCTTGTAATGACCTTTTTCAGTGATTTTAACGGTTTTGTAGTGATTAACCTTTTTATTCTTTTTTAGCTTCAACTTTCGAGCAGCTACATTGCTGTAGTTTGTGCCTTCAGTAAAAGTTAAAACTTTGCTATCAGTTGTCCCATCATTACTTAATTTACCCGTATTAGAGATAAATCCTTCAGCTATTTTTTTAGGGTCTTTACCCCAGTTAAAATTTATCCAGCAGTGCATCCCTTTTTTATAAAAGTCTTTATGTTGCTTGGTTAAATTGAAAATAGTTGTTGTAAAAGTAGACGGGACAGGATCATTAGTAAACGGGACTTCAAACGTAAAAGGATAATTATGTTCGTAAGTTTCATCGTTATATACGATTTGCTTGTGTCCTTTACTGTCAACCGCCACAAATTCCATATGTGGATCTTTAGTAACGATCATTAGTAAGACACCTCCTCATCCGTCAGGTCGTCATCATTTTCGTTAGGGTCGTAACCCAGCGGTTTAATTGATGGATCTTCTGTTTCTGATCCGTTTGGGTCAACAACGTCAAGATACAAGCGGACCTCATATCCAAATGTTCCCTTGCCTTGGTCTGTTGCCTTACCCGTTTCGTCCATGGTTCGAATGTCAATTCGTGGCAATTCTGGATCAGGAATATCAATACCAACTAATTGACCAAGCAAAAGAGGCTCCTGCGTTAGAAGCCTCTTATTGTTATGCCAAATTGTAATTGTGTAGTAATCCGCAACTTCGTTGTAATCTATTCTCATATCATAGGTATCGCCCACAAGGGTTATTTGAAAGATATAAGGAATATTTTTAACATCAACATCAAGATAATTTCTCATCTAAATCACCGCCTACGCAACCCGTATTTTATTGCCAGGGTAGATTAAGTTAGGATTCTTAATGTGGTTGACTCGTGCCATCCATTGAACGGAACTACCGTATTTCTTAGACAAAGCCCACAATGTATCACCAGATTTAATAGTGATAGCTGTGTACTTCTTATTTCGGTTACCTGCGACAGATTTAGAAGCCTTAGATGATTTTCTGTGATGCTTACTATCGTTTGAAGTGGTGATTTTTGCTTGATAGACAAACTGAAAAGTAAGTGAAACTTCAATGTTATCTCGAAGATTTTTATAGTCGTTGTTCATGTTTGCAATTAGGTAGTGCTTGTAACAGAAATCTCCCCGGTAGGTTAACCGAATATGGGAGCTATTCCATTGACTCAGCATGTGCCATTTGCGGTATGAATCGGCTTTATCCTTGCCTACAATAATGCCAGCTACTGTTGCCCCTTTGCTGTTTACACGGGCATATGAGCTATATGGTGCACCTTCATCAACCGGATAAGAAGTAATGTTTGAAGAAACATTTTCACTTTCACCGTCTGCCGGCGAAATATAGATAATTTCGCCTTTACCGTCTGAACGATAAATAGCACATTTACCCTCATTCTTCCAGCCAGTGTTGTGCTCCGCAATTTCAGCCAACTTATTACTTAAATCAATTCTTTGCGTAACAATACGGTCGTACTTGTCTTTCGCTTTTTTATAATTGTTTTCCGCTTGCTTTTTCCTTTTGTTTGCGGCATCAACAAGCTTCAAACAATTATCACGTTTTCGGATAAGCTTTTTCTTTTTAATTTGATTCTTTTCAAAATGTGAATCGAAGTCATAGCCCTGCGCCTTTGAAAACATTTTTCGGTAAACGGCGCTTTCATGTTTTTGCCGCTTGTCCCAGTATTTCATAGAGTCATGGGCTTTTTGTTCAGCTGTTCTCTTTTTTGGCTTAGTTGCTTGAACCACTAACATCACCTTCATTTCTATAAGAAATCATCATCGTCACCCGTATCATCGCCAATATGATCAAGAATGATATTTAATTTTTGACGTACTTGTTGATCTACCTCAGCGCCAATCATTTTTGCTAATTTTTGCAATTTAGCATTGTCACCATCAACGTCACCGTTAATATTCACGGTTACTTGAATGTCACCTAAAGCCCCGCCAGTTCCTCTTACTGGGCGTACTTTCGGCTTAGATGAAGTTAGTGGCTTTAATCTTTGCCGCGTCTTTTCATTTGAGTAGATGTGAACCGGATCTTTGAATTCAGCTAATTCTGGCCCATGTTCGCCAACTAGAACCTTATTGCCAACGACAGGATCGCCGCCTTTAGCATATCCAAGAACTTTGCGGATCTCCATGGCACCTTTGACGTGCTGAGCATTGTAGCCGCCACGTTCCCATTCAGACGAAAACTTGTTTGCTAGGCTGGCAACGCTACCAGTTCCTTCCAAAACGGAGCGAAGAATAGCACTGTCTGAGCCTTCGCCTTTAACGGCAAAGCTTAATTGTGTGCCGGCGTTTTTCCAGCTTGTACCGTGACGTCTAGCATAAGCGATTAAGTTAGACTTACGACCGCCAAGCCATTGACCTAAACCGGAAGCACCACCGCTGCTGTTAACTGCACCAGGGTTTAAACCACCTGACTCAAAATTCCAATTACCCAGAACAGCCGCAATACCGTTCTTGGTTGCTTTAGGATCAAGCTTCTTTAATCCGCCGGCTAGGGCTTTAGCCCTTTCGGCTAAGTCGCCGCCGATACTAAATGAACCAAGTGAGCCAAGATCATCGCTAAGATTCTTTTTAATCCAACTCAAGGCGGTACTGCCTAGCTCTTTCTTTGCAAGAGCCATTAAGTTCTTATCAGCCGCTGCTGTCTTCTTAGATTGAGCGGCATTATGCAAGCCACGAACACGGTAATATCCGTATCCCATGCCTTTGTCATCAGCAATTGAGGTAACGCGTGCATGGGGTGGCGTTTCGTTGAACATTGTTCCGGTGTGTGGGTTCTTAATAATTCCCACGTGACCAGCGGCACCTGTTCCATGGCCAAAGATAACCAAGTCGCCTGGAATTGTTTTAGATAATGACTTACCCAAGTACTCAACACCTGAACTGTGTTGCATTGCCACGGTGGTACGTCCAATATCTACGCCAAAGTGACGTAAAGCTTGCATTACCATACCCGAACAGTCAGATAGTGTCTTGCTTGCCGCACCCATTTGGTACTTAACGCCACTGAATGTTGATTCAGCATATTTTAAAAACTGCTCACGAGTACCACCCTTGCCAGTGGAGTCACCAATCGCATTGTTGATGACAATCCACATAGCAGTACTCCAAGGATTACCAAAGTGAGTTGACGCATTCTTGCCAAGATCGACCGTTCCTTTTTGCAGAACTGGTCCGCTTTCCTTGATGTTCTTGGTGAACATATCTGCAAAGCTCTTAGCAGGATCAGCAAGCGCATGTGATGCAATCTTTCTTAATTGGCTATGACTTACGCCACTACCTTTGGCAAAGTGCTGAATGCCACGTTTTCTAGCGACTTCTTGCGTCTGAGTGCCGTTCAAGACACCCCAGCCACGAGGAATCATCAAATGAACGTTGTCACCATGAGGGAAGTACAATTCGTTGCTTGGTGAGACAAGAGCCTCTTGACGTGGACCGCTAGTCGCATCATTGACAACTGAAAGAGTATTTTGCGTCAAGCGACCGTTAGCGTCAGACCCTTGTGCAAAGTGAACCGTCTTGATGACGCTACCGTTACCGCCAAATTGACTCAATACCTTGTCGATGCCTTTAATACCACGGTTAAGTTGATCAATGGTGTCACCCATTGCGTCCTTAGCGTATGAGCGCATCTTGCCCATAGCCTTGCCAAAACCTTTGCTAGTTGAGTTAGCAGTAGAAATAACACCATCGTGCATGTTATTCATCTGCTTATCCACAGATTTACGCATGCCTGTGTATTCCTTAGTAGCATTAGCTCTGTTTTTGCTGTTGTACTTAGCAGTTTGACTGTTAATCTTTGACCAGCTTGAAGCATTGTTCTTGCTTAAACTCTTCAAAGACTTAGTAGCGTCATCAGTGATCTTCTTGTAATCCTTGGATACTGTCTTGGTGGTTTGACCAAGCTTAGTGTTACCAGTGGCATAACCTTTGAGAGTTAAGCCACGACCTAAACCACCAGCCATGACTTTGCGAGTGTCTCTTGCATTAAGAATGTGTTCACCTGGACGCACCTTAGTGATGGCAGGACCATTAGCACCTAAAAGACGTGCGTTTGATCCGGCTCTGTAGGCTAATTCAGGACCGGCTTCACCAACTAAGGCTCTATGAGCTGATCCGATTAAGCCACCAGTTGCATGAGATTTGATCTTCTCATACTTGAAGGCTTTACCAGAACCACCAGCCGCACGGTTTAAGTCATTACCAAAACCTTTCAGGTTATTAGTGATACCTTTACGGATATCGCCAGCTTTACCCCAGAAATTGTTCCAAGCATCTTTTATTGTATTGCCGACTTTGCCAGCCCAATCTTTGACTGCTTTATAGGCTTTACCTAATTGACCTGGAATTGAAGAAACAAAAGAACCAACTGCCTTTTTGCCTTTATTCCAACCGCTTTGGATACTGTTGCCAACCTTGCCAGACCAGTTGCTTACACTCTTGTGTGCTCTGTTTAACTGACCAGGAATGCCACCGACAAACTTCTTTACGCCAGTGACACCTTTGTTCCAAGTCTTTTGAATATTGCGACCGGTACGACTATCCCAATTTGCTACACTCTTGGCACCTTTAGCTAAGTTACCTGGAATGCCTTTGACAAAGTTAACAGTAGCTTTCTTGCCACGTTGCCATGCCCTTGAGATATTCTTGCCTGTTTGACTAGCCCATTTGCCAACACTCTTCTTGGTTTTATCTAAGTTTTTAGGTAAATCTTTGAAGAACTTGTGGCTAGCCTCGACAGCACGATTCCAATCTTTATGGATGTTGCCTGGTAGGTCTTTTACCCACTTAACGGCTCCTTTGAAGCCATTTTGGATAGTCTTGCCAACGCTATTAGCCCATTTTCTGAATTTAGGGTTGTTCTTGTATAAAAGTGCAGGAATACCAGCCCACGGAGCAATAGCAGTTAAGGCTAATTGCTTGCCATTCTTTTTGACGAATGAACCAGCCTTGCCAAGTGCTCTGCCCATAGACTTACCAACTTGACCACCCCATCTACCAATCTTACTGAATGTGTCTTTAGTAGACCAGCCAAGGTTTTCAAGCGACCAGAAATTCTTTGGTGGCTTTTTGCGTTGCCAGCCATGTACAAAGCTGTTAACAGCACTACCACCAATTCGACCAAAGAGTTTACCAGCTTGTGCGCCAAGTGCAGCACCAATAGGACCACCGAAAATGCCACCAATGATGGCACCAGCACCTGTACCGACAGCGCCACCAATGTCTACTGATCTCTTTGCTGCATTGTGTCGATCTTTGTAAGCTTGGAAGCCTTGATAGCCAACATCTAATGCAGTTCCGACACCAACAGCACCGCCAAGCAATCGTCTGCCAACTAGTGCTTTACCTGTTAGCTCACCAGGCTGGACTCTGCCGAGCTTGAACATGCCACCGAATGAATTACCTTTCAGTGCATTGATTAAGCCACCCTGGCGAGATGATCCTTTGATGTATTGACCTGTAACCGGGTCTCGTGGACGTACACCGGTCTCTTTGCCAAACAGTAGTCTACCTATACCAGCGCCAATTCCTTTACCGTTACCGATACCGAAATTAGCTTTTAAGAAACCACTGGCTAACTTGGACGCACCCAATGTGCCAAGAATACCTGTTATATAAGCAGCAGCAGTCTTAACTGGCTTTGGCATACCTCGCATAGCTTCAAGTAGCTTGTTAGCATAGCCAAGAGCCTTGCTGATACCAGGTGCGACTTCCTTTGCAAAGCTCATACCCATATCAGTAGCAAGTTGCTTAGTTCTAGCTAACTGGTTCTGCAATGAGGACATGTTCTTTCTTGACAGCCTTGAAATATAGCCAGTACGTGCAGCATTTTGAGATTCTCGGACATTGTGTTGCATGTCACCGTAGTGATTCATCAAAATCTGAGCATCATTGAAACCTGTTTGACCAAATAAAGTTTGCAGGTCGGATGATACTCGATTAGATTTCTTACCACGAGACGCACGATTCAGCATCTCAAAGATGGTTCCTAACTGTTTCAAGTGACCATTTCTGGTGTACAAGCTATTAGGATTAATACCCAAATCATGCAAGGCACCTAGCATCGCAGTACTATGTGGCGCTTTGATCAATCTAGTGATGATCTGACGCATACCAGTACCAGCACTCGAACCTTCTTCGCCGTAGTTAGATAACGTACCCAATGCACCCAGCATAGTATCGATAGTTTGACCATTTGAATGAGCGGCACTACCCATCATCTTGAAGGACTCGCCAAAACCACTTTCACCACCAACGTCACCGGAAGTTAAGTCAGCAACGTAAGCGGCTTTGTTCAAAACATCTCTTGTGTACTTAGACATACGTCTTACACTATTACCAGCTCTGGACTTATAGCCAAACTGTTCCAGCATAGGTGCAGCTGAGTTAACGATTGAGTTGTAATCTTCGTTAGTAGCACGAGCGGCTTGCAAAAAGTACTTGTGAGCAGCTAAGTCTTGTTGACCGGAATAACCACGTCTGAGCAGTTGCTCAGAGCCTCTAGCCAATTCGTTTTGATCAACACCATAACGAAGAGACAAACGCCGGTTTTCAGCCTGAATTTCACGAGTATTTCTTCTAGCTGCTCTCGGAGAATCACCACCGGTTTCCTGCAAGTTCTTGATAACGTTGTATTCATCAGCCAACTTGGTTGCTTCGCCATTGGCCTTCATGAATGCAGCGGCAACTGGAACCATCGCAGTAGCAATAGATGAACCGACTTGAACCAATGCTGATCCAGCACCTTTCAAGCGGTCCCAGCCACTCTTTAACTTATTTGATGAACCGGTAGTCTTATCAAAGCTTTCTCTAGCTCTGTCAGATGATCCTCTAGCACGATCAAAACCGCTACCCATATCACCAAGTGCTTTTGATGATTCATGAGCACGGTTCATTGACTGCTTTAATTGGTCAGTTGATTCAGTAGCTTTCTTAGCCTTATCAGCAATACCAGACAGATCACTTTGCGCACGATTGAGATTGTTATTAGTGCCAACTTGCTTATAACTATTAGCTAACCTGTCAATCTGTGTTTTAGTTTCACCTGATGCACGATTAAGCTTGTCTAAGCCATTAGCGGCAGAATCTGGCATCTTGGTACGTGACAACACCCGATTAAGTTGTTCTGCATTAGCTTTAACTTTATCAATACGTCTATCAACTGAATCGAATACTGAATTATCAACTCTAACGCCGATATCAATACCAACATGTCGTCCTGCCATCTATCTCATCCTTTCTTGTGCAAAATAAGAAAGCCTTATTAGGCTTTAACTGTCCTCACCGCCAAATGCCAACGCAATGCCTTTTGCCATAATTCGTGCTTGATCTTTAGCGGTTAAATATGTCTGATATTTCAAGTCTTTTTTGACTACTTCCCACATCACTCTTAATTGGTCGAGCGTTGCATGATTGATCCATGATTCGGGAACACCGTGCATTACCAAACACTGTGGTAACCACGTTGCAGGATCAGAAGCCAAATCACTAATCTTCTTCGGTGTAGCCTTCCCCATTAATGCTTGATTGAAACCAATCTAAAATCTTGTTGTAAGCATCGTCATAGCCTCCACGCTTGTCAAACCAATCGAGAGAGTAAATCTTTGGACGTACAATCAATTCCTTAATAGCAACGTTCTTCATGAAGTAGGTTTGATCAATGGCACCAAGAGCAGTTCTTGCGTCATCACGTAAGCTTGAAGCTTTTGCTACACCTGGAAAAATTACTTCGATAGTGTATTCATTCTTCTTGCCCTTATTGATAGTTAAGAAAGTAGGCTTACCAGTAAGTGAAGCAATTTCACTAGACTTTTCTTGCTTATCAATCAAAGCCATCATGTCTTGCAAGTTCTTACTTTCAGTAGCCATTTGGCTAGCCTTATCTTCGTTTGATTGGTTGTTATTTACGTTTTGGTTTTGAATTTCTTCGCTCATAGTTTTTCTCCTTTAATTTTTAATTTCTGTTTTGTAAGCGTGAAAGCCATTCTCGATACTAACGACCGACTAAGGATTCAGTATCAAGGTTAAGTGCGTGAATTTGCCATGCACGATTACCGGCGTTTTGTGCTGCGGTGTTGTCTGGCATCTTTGAGATGTAGCAGTGTGTGGCGGTTTGGTGAACTGTTGAAGTTCTCAAATCGAGTGGAAATTCTGCACGTGTGTTAGCCAATTCAGTCAACTTGGCGTTGCTTGGTGAAGTTTCGTTCAAGTTGACAGTCAATGTGGCACCGGTTTTGTTGTTGATTGAGGCAACAGCGGTGCCTTGTGGGTCTTGTGCGACAGTAACATTGTCGTTGTCGTAGGCAACGGAAATCATGGTATCTGTCGCAAAACCATACATCAATTCACCGTCAACCATTAAAGTGGTGTCATTGGCGTTGTATTTTGCCATCAAGCCGGTTTCGGCTGAGTTAAAACTTGCCATGTGTTACTCCTCCTTTAAGCTTTTGAATTAGTGAAAGTATCAGATTGAACAGTGCCGTGTACGAGAACGGTGTGGATAGCACCTGAACGGTGGTATCTGAAACTCAAACCACCGTAGTGACGAGCTGATAAGTCTTTTTGACTTTGAGCTGAACGTGGAGTGGCGGTTACTGAGTAATCCCCCTTGCCAGTTGATTGAGTTTCACCGGTGTTTGAGTCGTATACTTCTTGTTCCAAAACAATTCCTTGTTCGTAGGCTTGTTGGAGGACTTGGCTACAAATGGCGGCGAGTGCATTAATGCCTCGTTGGTCATATGGAACCTTGTCGGTGTTTTGCAAGTACTTTTGGATCTTGTCGCCCATATTGGTTTTTACCCAAAGATCGCCGTGGAGTGAGTCGATGTAATCACCAGACAATACCCAGCCTTCTGATGTTTCGCCTTGTCCGCTTACTTCGATGTAAGCAATAGCGTGAACACGGTCGATAGCTGACTTTTCTTGAACAGTGATTTGGTCAGCAGTAATGCCCTTAAGCTTTCTGAACTTCCAGGTAACTAAGCCAACTGTCAAGGTGGCGGTTGCACCGATGAGAGCTGCATCCATTGGTTCTGATAAGTCGTGAATCAAGCCGATGGTGTAGTTTTGTGCATAGAAGGTTACGTATGCGGCTGGTTGAGTAGCTTGCAATACTAAGAAGTGATCCTTGTTAGCTTCGCAGATGTTAGATGCAATAATTGCGTCATCACTTGGGGTGGTGTCTGTGAATTGTGACTTATCAAAGATCATGAAGGCCCAGTTGTAATACCAGAATGCCTTCAAAGCGTCAGCAAGCTTGCCCTTTGGATAATTCAATACGGCAATACGGTCAGATGCTGCTTCTTGCATGAAGTAGTTGTCTGACTTGATGTAAATTGGATCAGTCTTGTCGTAGTAAGCGCCAACTGCGTCTGCTGTTGCGTATTCAACGTATTGAGCACCGGTATAAGGATCAGTCTTGCGGCTTAATACGCCGTTCAATACGTCGTTGGGTTCCAATTTGTCAGGTACACCAGTTACTGGCGCAACTGGTGTGATCTTTGGTACATTGATGGTCTTGCTGCCATCATCAGTAGCCTTGCCATCAGTTGTGCCAGTAGTCTTGCCTGTATCGCTCTTAGCTGGCGTATCCTTGCCGGTGCCAGTATCAGCAAGAGCAGGCTTTGGTGCTGTAGAAGATGAGCCTGCGTCAACTTCATGCAAAATAAGAAGATTGCCAAGCCCGATAATTGCAGGTGGCTTGACAACAGTCATTTCTACGTCAACGTCCTTAACTCTCGTAAAAGGACGAACGTCTGTAATGGTTTCTGCCATTTGCTATTGCTCCTTTTCTTTTCCATTGGCGCTGATAACTTCACTGTCACCAGCGTCGCTGAGTTGTACTGTATTGATTTCTGTTTCCGGCTGAGCTTGGAAGTGGAGGTCATCCGGTGAGTAAACATGACCGCCATTGGACACTAAAAAAGAACAATCAAAGCCGAACCTATAGTCGTAATAGGTACCAACTCTGACTGTTCTGTCGCTTGTGTTCGTAAAATTCTGTGGGTCAATATCCGCTTGCTCAAAGTAGTTACGATAAACACTGCTTTGAAATGCACTGTAAAGGTCGTTTGCCATATTCATCGCTTGAATGGCGCTGTCAGCATGGCAATCAATTTGTAGGTGTGAGATGTACTGTCGTCCCATGCCCAACCAATCGCCTGTTGTTTCCTGTTCCGGCACAATAAACGAATAAGTGACAAAAGGATATTGTGGACGGTCAGAAACTAAATTCTGATAGAGCAGATCGCAATCAAGACGCTCTTTAACCAGTTGCTGAATGATATAAGTCAGCAGAAGATTATCTTTGAGTTGAATTTCCATGTTGGTGTGCGTCATCTCCCTTCAATTCGTAAATGATCAGGTTTGAATAGTCCTGATAGTTAGAAGAGTTAGTGACTTCAAATAAACCACCCTGTGATGGGACATTGACCATTGTGTGAACGTAGTACTTCCCAGATGACAGCCACATTAGGTCTGCATTGGTTTGAGTACCGCCGGTTAAATATTGAATGAGTTGTGATGTCAACTGATTAACCGGAATAACCGGCTCATGTCGTTTCTCTGCTGTTTTTTCATCGATTAAGGTAGATTGATCGTCAGACATTAAAAAACCACCCACAAGCTCTTTTTTGCCTGTGTGTGGTTTGTCTGATTTCCGAACTTCGATATCAACGCCGTAATCGTCCAACATCGAAGCTACATCCATGTAAAAACTCATAGTGTCCTCCTATTTCGGAATGATCTTATAAGTGATTTTGTTAATGAGTGCCCCACCTTGACCGCCAGCATGTTTACCGATCAATGGATTATTGAAACCTTTGTTATCGATAGTCATTGGTGCGTTGCCTGGCTTATACAGCCTGCGCATCTCATGCTGAATGTCAGCAACAGCGACAGCACCTAGCTTGTCAAGTAAGCCTTTTCCTGTAGCACGACCTTCAAACACTCGCTGGACTCCGACCTGTGTCAATCGAATGTACTTTTGTTCATATTCAATCGAAGTCTTACGAAGAAACGGTCTTGAAGGAATTTTGACTTCTTTCATCAAATAAAAGATGATCTTGAAGCCTGTATCACTGCTTGCATCTTTGACCGCTAGGACATGAGCACCTTTCTTGCCACCTGGTCGGAACAGTTGCTGATCAGGATGTTTTTCGTCCCATTCACTACTGCTCATAGGTAAGCCATCCTCACCAAGTTCATCATTTTTACTTGGTATGATTAACCAGCCATCCGGCTTGTGTGGCTTGATATCAGCGCCATATTCCAATGCAGATACAATTTCGATCAATCGATCGTTACCCCAAAAACCAATTACGACCATGTAGCGATTTAATATGTCGATTTCGTGCTTGATTGCGTCCCAATCGCTTTTATCATCAGTGATTTTGATACTCAATGTTGCACTACTCCATATCGATTACTGCCACCGCAGAATAACTTCCATAAGCGGTAGTAGTAAAGGCCCCAAACGCTTGAATGGAGCCAATCTTTGCCAATTTTGGACTCGTATTTACGTTCCAAGACGGCAACTTTTTCATCCAAAATACCCTGACCAGCAGAAGTATCCATGCTAGCCAAGTGCAGAGCCAGATATTTGATCGCTGTAAGCGTAATGTCATTCCATTTACCGTCAACTGGCTGAGGGAAACCATCCGCCAATGTGTTAACGGTCGCATCGTGAATTAGCTCTTTGAGAGTGTCGTCTGACATGCTCTGAGTTAATTTAGGTGCTGCGTTCTTCAATGCAGTGATCGGTACCACTGGATCATCAGTGTTCATAGTTCCCCTCCTTTAGCTAATTAGCAGTTGGTGTATTGATACCAGTAATTTGAACGAATGCCGATGGGTAGCGAACTGCCAAACCACCATGACGTTCAACATAAGGAATCTTAGTAACACCGTCGTGGTATTCCTGTTGTAATTGAGTCATTTCCATTGCAACTGGAATTTGTGCAATGTCCTCGTCAGTTAAGCAGACAATAGCCATATCTTTTTGCTTGTCAGCCTTTGAAGCGTTCTTTGCATGCCAGTATTGACCTTCAAGTTCAGGAACAGCTTGAATTGAACTAAAGTATTGAGAAACCATGTCTCTAACAGTGATGTCAGGACGAAGCTTTGATACTGGGTTATCAAGCAAGTCAATTTCGGCTTGTGGCATCAATAAAGTTGGCTTTGCGTTTGCGTAACCAATCAAGTGAGTAATCTTTTGGACTGCTTCACGTAAGACATTACGCATCTTCAAGGCACCGTCTTCTGTGTCTTGTGCCAACTTATCAAGTGCGTGGTCACCATCAAGAGCTAATTGTTGGAAGCCGGTCACATCTGTATTAGTGTCAGTCAAGCCAATAATTTTAGTGTTAGGACCAATATCCATACCGTTGAAAATGATACGGTCACGACGTTCAGCAAGACCACGAGCAACAAGAGCAGCTTGATCAGCAAGCAAGTTGACGTTAGCTGCTTGTGCTTCTTGAAGTTCCATCCATGAGTACTCACAAGCTAATGCTGATTGAGTAATTGGAACTTCATATTCCTTGAAACCTTCGTCAACTACTGGAATGTCAGTGCCACGGTTTGCGTAGGCTTGTGCCATTGCCTTAGTTGAACGAACCTTGTATCTGTAAGACATTTGGATTGGGTATACTTTGATAGTGCTAAATAATTGCAAAGCAACTAGTGGAGCAGTCTTTGGATCGTAAATAGTTTGATCGATATAGGTTAATTGTTCCTTAGTTGCAACTCCCATTTGAGCCATTAACTCATTACCTCCTAATTTTTCTTGGTTTCAGATGCTGGGGTTGGCGTTTCAGGTGGTTGAATTGCGTGTGCATCGTCCTTGGTTGGGTCAGCGCCACCGGTAGTGCCACCAAAACGAGTGCGGACTAAAAGACGTGCAGTTGAGCCTTTATCAGCCGAACTTAAAAACCGACCAACTGCATCGTCCGCAGTGGTCGGTTTAAATGAACCGTCAGCATCAACAGTGGCAAGTTCTCCACGGTCGACATCTTCATTAACCGGAACATTGATAGTTCCATCAGTAAGAACACCGAGAACTTCTCCTGGATGCCATTTATCTTTTTCAATGTCGTCTTCATAGAAGTGGTCAACGTCTAAGTAGCCACGCTTTACTGCAACGCCGTAGATAGGTGCCTTAGTAGCTGTAACTGCTTGACCGTTAACTAAAGAAACGCCAGCGCCGAATGGAATATCGGCACTAGCGACTTCTGTTAAGACTTCGTATTGTCTTTCAACTGTACCGGCGGATAGATGACCGTCGTGGTACATGGTTCCATCAGGAATTGCCATTACTTGTTACCTCCCTTATTCTTGTTTGCAAGGTTGTAGAAGTTTTCATGCATTTGGTTAACTGAAACATTACTCTCAGCACTGTCACCCTTGAAGTCGTGAACAGTAGCACCAACGAAGTGTGATTGTTTGCGGTTCTTTACTGCATTGAAGTAAGCATTAACGTAAACGTCATCCTTGCCATCAATTTCAGCGGAATCACCATCAACGCTCTTGATAGCTTCAATCTTCATTTCCTTTTCTGACTTGCCGTGAGGATCAAAGCTGTCGCCAACGATAGACTTCACATCATCGATCAAGCCCATACGTTGATCAACCAACTTGTCTAAACCGTCGCCTTCAACCTTGTCACGATAACCTTGCAATTCTTTTTCAAGACTATCGGCTTTGGCTTGTGCTTCTGACCTGTCGTTTTCAGCTTGCTTATTGCCGCTTTTCAAAGAATCACGTTCATCAGTTAATTTCTTGATTTGTGCGTTAAGTTCATCAATTCTCTTTTGATTTGCTGAATTGTCAGAGTCAAACTTGATCAACTTATCAGCATCATCGGTAGCGACCTTGATTGTTTGATCGCCAATGCGTACCTTTTCAAAATCCATTTGTGGTTTTTGCCCTTTCTCTTTACTAAAATCGTCCAGCTCACCGATCATTTCGGCACTATCGCCGACAACTGATCTATCAAGTGAAATGTCTGGACCTTCCCTTGCCACATCAACAACAGCAACGTGGTTGATAGTGATGTCTTTTTGTACTGAGTCATATTCAGTATTCTTGTAGACACCGCTTTGAGGCACGACCTGCGTTTGAAAGCCAATACTGAGTTGACGCTTGCCGTTATCGACCTTGTTAATCAAATCAGGGTTGGTAATCGTCAAATCAACTCGAACTGTGCCGTCTGCCTCATCTACATGGGCATTCGACGCAGTAAGACCTTTCATCAAAGTATTCGTGTTGCTCTTATCAACTAGGATTCGCTGACCAGCTTCATTTTCTGGATGATTGTCAGTGATTGGCTTGTTGTTTGCACTCGCCACCGTGCTGTCAGACAAGATATCCTCTGGCAGTTTGGCTTCATGACGAACAGTGCCATCCGGTTTCAGGTATTTAAAAACGCCAGCTCGTGCGATAGGCACGTTTCTGGCGTGAATGTAACCTGTAATTGGATCCTTTGTTATAGCGCTGACTGTTGATGAGTCGTACCTCGTAATCATTACTTACCAAGTGGTACGTTGATAGCTTGATCAGGAATGTAGATCACTTGACCAGCCTTAACAACTGGGTTGGTCTTGGATAAGCCGTTGAAGTAACGTAGTTGTTGGTAGGCAACTAAGACTTCATTTGCAACATCAAGTAAGGTTTGACCTTCCTTAACTGTGTAGTTTTTGCAATTTGTGTAATCAAATCCATTCTTTGCCACTCGTTTCACCTCCTTTTTTGGAGTTGATTGAGCGTTTAACGCAGTTTTTTCGTGATTAACTGCTACTTCTGGCGCATCTTTTGTGGTTTTTGGTGCGTCAACTGTTACTTTCTCTGAGTTAATACCGAAAAGTGGTTTGTTATCTGTCATGTCTTACCTCCTAATAAAAGCTAAATATCGGATCAGCCACACAGCGGCAGTTGATTGGTTCGCCAGGCATCTGTCCATCATCACCGCCAGTTGGATCGTCGTAGGTTTGACGAGTGCCATCTAGTTCTTGATGTTTGGGCCGTACTCGGTTATCTTCCATTGATTGCCAGACGTAATCTTTTGCGCCCGCCGCTTTGTGTCGACTCTCATTGAACTTAGCAAGCGCTGATCCGGTTTGATCATTAGCAACAAGTGCAGCATGTCTGACTGACATACCAGTTTGTTTAACGATTTCTTTTGTAATTACACCGGTGCCGTCACCATTTGAGATAGCTCGTGAGATGACACCAGTGATGCTGTCTGCATATCGATCCTTCATGTACTTGATCAGTTGGACGTTCTCAGCAACTCGTGCGTTAAATATCTTGGTCAATTCAGGGCTATCACGTATTGGGTTGATACCAGCTATCCGAATCTGCATTGCAACGTTGTTGTAGCTAAACATATCAATCGTTCTAACAAACTGTTCAGCAATTTTGCGAATAGTTGCATCACTAGTGGCTTGTTTGATCGTGTAGCCCATAGCATCGAGGTTATGTAGTACATTCTGTTGTTCTGTTTCAGTCGGATTGTTCTTTTTAGGTGCATCACCAACAATTTGAGTACCGCCTTTGAAGTAGTCCCCCATATAGACGTTGAAATACTCCATAGCGACTTTGCGCCACTGATAAACCAATCTAACGATGCGTCTTCGATAAGCATCTTCAAGATTGCGAGGATAGCGAGTGTGAGGCATTCTTCTATGAGTCGTCATGTTTCTCAGCTCGTTTCTTGTCTTTTTGATAGTTATCCACAATGTTCTTTACAGTTTCAGCATCAACACTGTCACCTGCTGTCTGCATTGCTGGGTTAGGGTTGGTGTCTTGACCTGCTAGCATGTCGTGGACTTCGTCCGGTGCAAGAACGCCGTTAGAAATCAAACTACTGTAAGCATTAGCTTGGTTCATGAAGATTTCTGAGTTTGTCTTATCGTCCATGGTTTGTAAGTCATTGAATACGATCTTCCAATCAAGTTGATCAGGGTCATCACCGTTTGCGTACATCAAAATACGAGTGATCTGTTCAATTTCAGGCTTTAACAAGTTGGTCTGAATTGCCTTGATGCTGTCGTAGTAGTTGATGACATCTTGTGATGCACCAGCTAATGTCCCAGCTTGTTCACCAGTTAGAACAGATTTTGGAATACCACATGCAGCACTAAGCTGTTGCCATACGAAGTTGTAAAGCAAATCAATACCGCCGGTTGGTGTTGCTACCTTTTCAATACTGTCTTGACTATGACCAAACGCGATTGCTTCTGTATTAAGTACTTGGCTAATCTCACGCTTATCACGTTTAAAGTCAGCGTCTCCTTCTTCCATCAACTGATCAGACTTGTAAAACTTGAAAGTAAATTCACGTAACATCTTCCCAGTCGATTCAAGTGCGATATCCATTGCTTTGAGTTGATCCTGACATCTGGTCAGAATTGACGTACCTGTTTCATCATCAATCGACTTATCAAGTGCAATGTGCCAATACCGGCTTTGATCAATAACTCTTGGAGTGTTTCTCGGAGTATTTGGCGTTTGAGTACCGTTAGGATCGACCTTGTAACCGGCGTTTTGTGTTCTGAGTACGATTGCCTGCTCCTTACCATAGTTAAGACTGAGTGGATCATCGTTAGACAAAACCTTGTCAACGTGGTTTTGACCAAATGCATGAATGAAGTGAACTTTTTCAACTGTGGTTGGATCAAGTGGCTTACTTGAATCGGCATCGTCATTTTCATTAACACCAATAGTGATATAACCATCACCGCCTTCACGTTGATAAACGAGTTGCTGAGATAAGGCTTGTGTAGTCTTCAAATCATAATGAAGCCGTTGATACATCTTCTGACGTTCTGGATCGTCTTCTACAATCACCCGAAAACCATTTCGGGTAGCATCTTCGGCTGGTTTATGAACGATACGTCTTGCAATAGCATTGTGTTTTGTCTCATTGTGCAGTGCATCGTAGTCTTGTTCATCATTAACCACTCGCCAGCCTAGATTGTCATAACTGGTAAACGGATCAAGGTCGATGCCGTCACCAACAATGGTTCTCTTTTTCGGTTCTGATTTTCTTCTGCTAAATAGTCCCATGTTTCCTCCTTTCTAATATCTGATAACTGGTCCACGACTATGGTTGTCGTGAAGTCTCTTAACTGCGTAAACCATCGAGTCAACGTTGTCGTCGTGCATTGCGTTAGGAAATGCAAAGATTTCTTCAAGCCAGTCCTCGATTTCAGGTCGCCACTTTGGATGTGGCACATAGATGTTTCCTGATTCCCATACTGGACTAACTGATGCTGCTCTTGCTTCCTTGCTATCTGCACCAGGTGAAACAGCAACGATTCCTGGTATCTCGTGTTGCAAGGCATCAATGATAGCTGGACCATTGGCTCGATCTTCGACCAACTTTGTTGTTGCGTCTGGGTAAAACCTTGTCATAGCTCTAATAGCATCTAGCGTCTCAGTGAATGACAAACGCTTGTGACACCAGCCAGGTCGTAGATATAAGTCAGCGTCACTTTTGCTCCACACTTGACCAGCGACAAAGTCATCGTTGGCTTTGCTCTTGAAAGTTGCGTCCCATGCCTGTACTGATGTATCCAAGTGTTTAGGCAATATCTTTGCGTCTTTATCAGTTAAGTGAAGTCTTACTTGTGTTTCTTTATCAGGAACATAAAACTTCACCCATTCACGTTTGAAGATATTACCGCCTTCAACTGTTGGACTTTGTTGGTACAAAGCAGTGAACTTTTGAGTCCCCATGTCGTGCTTGTTGCCAAGTAGTTCATCAAGGCTATGCAAGTCAGGACATAGTGCCTCGCCATTGTGTCTGCCTAATACGTCTGTTTCATCAGGTCCAAGACCGGTAGCAATAGCAGGAAGTTTGATTTCTTCCCATGGGAAGCTTGAATTATCAAGTAAGCGTCCTGCCAAGTCGTCCTGTTGCCATCTGGTCATAATTACGATGACTGAGCCACCTTTTTGAAGTCTTGGCTTGAATGTTAATAACCATTCATTCCAAATCTTGTCTTTAATCGTAGGTGATCCGGCTTCTTCTGCGTTCTTGATTGGGTCATCAATAATCAACAAGTCAGCACTCATACCAGTGGCACCACCAAGGATTGAAGTTGCATAGAAACCACCACGATGATCAACAATGTTAAATTGCTGAGCCGTGTTTTTTCCAACTTGCAAAGCATGATCAGCATCTGGTACTCTTTGAGACCATAAAGAAAAAAGCCGTCTATTTGATTCTGCAAACTGACTGTATAAGTCTTGTGAGTAAGCAGTAACCATAACGTGCTTTTCGGGATGCTTCATAAGGTAATAGCTTGGAAATGTTTTGGTGATGGTAAGCGATTTTCCGTGTTGAGGCGGACATGAAATTATATAAAAATGTTGCTCACCATCTGCGATTTTTTGAAGCAGTGAACAGATGTACTTCGTATGTGGATACATTGTCATATCTGGGTAAACGAGTTCAAAGTACTTCTGATATGACCGCCAAGCCAGTTCATCTTTTAGTTCATTGACAGTTAGCTTTTTAAACTCATCGAGTAGTGCTGTATCTGTCACTTGCTATCACCGCCTTCAATAGATTGAATCATTTCTTCAAGTTGCTTATCGGACTTCTTGGATATTAACTTACGCATACGACCGGACTTGTCTTGTGATTCATTAGTACGTGATTCAGCCAAGGTAGCCTCTGCATTGAGTTTACGAAGTTGAGCCTGTGTGATTGGATCATCTGTAATTGGCATTCTCTTTAGTAACTCCTTTGCAGCATCAATCCGATTCTTCCAATTTGGTGGTATCTCTTCAACGCCATCATCAGTCTCTACAGTGATTTTTAATGTCCCACGCATAACTCCACCTAAAAACTCTAAAACCTCTTTCTGCTTTGGAATTTTGGCTTCATCGATCTGTTTCATGCGCTTGTTGATATAATCGTTGACGGGGGGTAATCGGAGGGTACGTTTTGCCTCTGTATTGATCGTTTCAGGTTTCATTCGATCAGTTACATACGCTGATTTATAGGCTTCTGTGGCGTTACCAATTTCAATGAACTTATCAGCAAAGTCTTTTTGTTTTGGTGTCAATCTTGGAATAGTTTTTGACTTCTTTTTCTTTGCTTTTTTCTTCAAAACTGGTTTCACCTCCTAAATCAGGCCAATAAAAAAGACACTGAACTTAATCAGTGCCGTTGCTGTCTTTCAAGTCGTCAATTCTCATATTAATAATGAATGCTAAGCCGTTTAGTTGATTAGATTGATCAATCAATAATTGCTTTTGAGTGTGACCAATCTTTGCACATTCAGATGATCTTAGAAACTCTTGAATCTTGATTGATCTTTCTGTATATCCTTCACGTTCTTTGATCAACTTGCTAATTAATTCTTTGTTTTCCATGATGTTGTTTCCCTCTTTTTTTATGTTTGTGTTTCTTTTTGTGCTCGACATCTCTTTCAAGTTCAGCAAGGATTTTGTTTTCTTCCTTACATGAGACAAGACCATATTTTTTAGTGCGATACATTGCTGATTCCTTTCACACGAAAAAAAGCACTGGGGTTAACCAGCACCTTAATACGTGATCCTGAATGTGTTCATACATAATGTGTTCTTGATTTTAACTAACAGAACCACGAAATGAGCAGTAAAGGAATTGAACCTAAACTGTCCGCCATTGGTCAATTTAATTCGACAGAGGAAATCTATATTGGAAAAACTCGCAATAATCGACTCATCGACGGACAGACAACGAGTCTGCCCAGAATGGTAGCAGTTTGACTACTACCTAATACAATTTGAGAGATTTTTTATAATGATTTATTGATTATCAGTTCACCAACATCACTGCTGGCTAAGATCTAATGAAGTGCCGACCTTCAGTGCATGCAGAGCAACATGATCAAGGGGCCGCCTTTTCAGGCGGTTAGGTTAGGAAAACCTTGTTATCAGAACACGGACTCAATAGTCCTTTTTTATATCAATGCTCCGCTCGCTTGCGGTCATCGCAGAGCTAAGACGTGAGGCAGGTATTCTACTGCGACACGTCGGGAAACATGATTTATCTTGTCTTCAAGCATTTGTTGAATCTTCGGGTTCAAATTCAATAAAAAACAACAAGATTGATTCAGCCTCAGTATTTCTGAGGCTATGACAGCATCTGGATTCGAACCAGGTAACTTGCAAGCCACATAGTATGCAATGCTGTCACTCTAATTTACAAGGAGAATAGATCTAATTGGTAAAAATGAATTTCCGTCGCATCGGTCGAGGTAGATCTCCTATCTACTTTCTCGACAATAACAATTATCTGCTTTTTTCATCATCGGGCGATCCCAACTTAATCCCGATTAAATCCCAAGCAAATCCTTTTCAAATCCCGGTATGATCCCACTTTCATCCCGGTTACATCCCATTTTTTCGTTTTCGCGTAGTTTGATCTGCTCTCCAACCAGCGTCTGCTAGAGTTTCACCAGGATAAATCTGCAAATCAAAACGATCAGCTTCATCAGGAAAATACTTGTCTTGTGCCGAGATCCAACACTCAGCAAATTGATTCAATGCAACATTCTTGAAATCACCGAACTGATTATGATTCATATTACAGTCACGATTGATTTCCCATACTTTCTTATGTAAGACGTAAAATTCAAATAGTATCTGAGGAGATACACCTGATGTATGATCAATGGCATATTTGATTGCTTTCAAAACATCAAATGCTGCCAGCCTTCTTTCCATCATCTTTTCTTGGCTATTAACGCCATTTGAGTGAGCGGGAGCAAGTGATAGCTGGGGACTAGATAAACTAACCCCACTGAGCCGTTCCATTCTGTTAATCTGGCTGCTGAGAAAATCATCTACATTTTCTGCTGTTAAAACTTCGTCTGGTAAATCAAATAAAAACACTGTCCCACTCCTGTATCTCTTCAAACTTTAAAATCTACATCACATCATTATTTATTTTGCTTATTGAGTATTTCTCCTAATTTCTTCCCATCTTCAAACGCTTGATCAGTACTACCTTTATAATAACCGGCATTGTAATTGGCTTCGGCAATGTCCTTAACCAATTGTGCAATGACCTTGGCTTGTTCAACGGTGGTAATAACTTTTGCATTCTCTAGCATTTTATAGCCGTCTTCGTTGATGACATCATAACCACTCTCAGCTAAGACTGACTTTAATTGATCAATTGGTTTCATTTTTATCCTCACTATGAATCTCTAAGCGCAATTTCAAGCCTGCTGTACTTACGTAATGATCAGCTTTATTGCCTAACTTCCAGAAATGAAGGTTCAAATCGTCTTCTAAACGATAGATGTGAACGCCATCCGTGATTGTTTCTCCTACACCAAGTACTAACAACTGATAATCTCCTTAATCTAAACTTTTATCTTCAAATTCATTGACGTTACCAATTGACTTGCCCTTAACAACATTTGCTGAGAACTTAACCTTGTCACCAGGTCTAATTAAGTTGGCAAAATCATAATCATTAGTATTCACAGTGAAAATGATATTTTTGCCCTTCAGCATGAACATTGCCTTGTTCTTGTTGGAAACAACTGCAGCTCGATTAATCACGCCAGAGAAGTTTTTCTTCTTTTCACCTGGTGTGTTACCTGCCGAAGAGCCAGAATCAACAAGAGCCTGTCTAAATGAATCCAGAGCACTTGTTGGATTGCTACCAGTTCCATAAATGCTTTGATCGCTTGCATCTAAGTAGTAATAGCCACGAATAGCATGAGTTGAATCTAGGATAGTCATTACCCAAGTTGGACGATTATTTACGTTATAGAGAATTGGCATATTAGCACGCCATTTTTGAGCTTTGTAGTCTTGATCAGCATTATTTTTAGCGCCATCGCTGTCCATAATGTTGTTAGTTCTGTAGAAAGTGAGCTTGCCAGTTCTTGCATTGATCATGCTGTAACCTAATGCTGAATCAGCACCGGTTCTATCAGTAGTAAAGTCAGTGAAGTAACTAATCGAACCATCTTTGTTGAAGACTGAAGTTACACCATTTTCAACGCCATTTCCGGTCGGCTTCATGATGCCGGTCTTGCTCCAGTTCCAGAAACCATACTTATATTTACCAAAATCGTTGTTGATCTTATCAGCAATGCCAGTCGTGATGCCTTCGTCAATGAACTTAGGCATGTTGTGCACTGAATAAGTCTTAGTTACACCGGTTCTTGCATTTAGGACAGCCACATGTAATCTGCCGAAGTTAACCCTATGGCTCATTGGTTCTGACTTGTAAACTGTTTGAACCCAATAAGGATCACCATTGTCATCAATTTCAAGTTGTGGCGTATCTAAACTAAGCCAACTAGGATTGTGGCGGTAGATTTGACGTGACGCATCTTTGTTGAAGTAGCCACTTACTGCGTAGTAATAAGGTTTCTTAACAAATCTTGGTGTTGCATTTTGTCTAGTAGCATCAATGATGAAATAGCCAGGAATCTCACCAGCTCTATTGCTTTGAAAAAATCCGTTATATTCAATTGGAATCACATAAACTGGCTTGCCTTTGTAGTACTGTGATTGAATTTCATCAGAAATCGAATAATATTGCGTGTTTGGAATATCAGACGATGCTTTTCTAACACGGTTAATAACTGTTTTAGGTGCTAATGCAATTGGAGTTTCATTGCGCTTGAATGTTGGCGCTTCTGTGCTTTTTGAATATTCTTTAGATATAGAATCCCATGTTGGCTTAACAGACATGTGTGAGTGCAATGATCCGCCTATACAAACTAAGAACAAAATCACTAAGACGGGGATGCCCACCATTAAAAACTTTGAACTAGCATCGTCATCATCGTCATAAGCCTGAGAAGCTAACGTTAAATAAAATATCCCATAAAACGTATTACCCCAGAGAATACTCAGCAGATTTCTCGACGGTAGCAAGAAGTAAGTAATAACCGCTGCTATAATCCAGATCGGCAAAATTGAAATAAATGCCCAAATTTTATTTGATGCTGTGGCTAAAACAATAAGCATCATCACTAATGGCAAAATTGTGTAAAAGAACCAAATTGATATCATTTTTCTTCCTTCCGTTTACGTCCATATTTTCGATTTCTAATAATTTTAAATAAGTCACAGGCAACTGCACCAAACATAAGAAAAGTCATCACCAGTAAGCCCATAAATAAGATGATCAAAAGAATTTTAAGTATAATTGCAGCCATCTCCATTAATACCACTCCTTTTTATCGGTATCTGGATAGCCATAACCGATTAATCCTTCGTTTACAATCTTTAGCGCATCGTCAACTGATCTCGCAATACCGTGGATTACTTTTCTGTGCACCGACGGTGAGCAGTGAGTTAATCACTGCTGTGTACTTCATAATGTCATTTGATCTCATTTGGATCTGTCGTTTTCTTTTATCTGCTTGCATTAGTAATCCTCCATATTTTGCTTCAAGTAATCACTCATGTTCGAATACTTGTGATCAAAGTCGACAGGCACAAGAGCATGATGTGCTTTCACATAGTCAACAAGTGCATCCCCGCCAGTCGCCATCATAAATCGTGACTTTCATGTTCTTCTTCATCAGGGCTAATAAATTCTTCATTATTGTTAACAAAATTAAAAGACCTCATAGCAAGATTCATTAAGAAATCAGTTCTGTTTTTCTTAGCATCAATATTTTCAAGAAAAGGTATCAAACCATTTTCATCTAAAAGAACTAAAGCTCTATTAATCAAGTCAATTGCAACCGCTTGTTGATCTTGTCTAGTTAGTTTTTGATTATCTATTTCTATTTCTTTCATACTAGATACAAGTGCAGCAGAAGTTAAATAGTCAATTACCATTTGTCTATCAGTTATTTTCATTTTTATGCTCCTCTTGTAAAGCTCTTCCTGTAACTGTTCATATGCTACTTATCGCTTTTAATTTCCATCATGATCTTCAAAGTTCTAGTAAGATCATGATTTCTTTCTACAAGCCGGTCATTTGTCTGCTTTATCTGCTATTTTCTTCACTCCTCAATCATTACTTTTATTCTTATAGCGCGGAATTTTTCATCACCTAGCGTGAAATATGCATCATAATAAATGCCTGGCTTAATACCAGTTTCTTTATGTAAAGTAACGGTTAAAACAATTCCGACTCAACTTCGTAGTAATCTTTACCGGGAAATTTGTAAGCCCACGGCACTTTCTTACGATCTGTAAAGTAAAGATTTTGCTTATGTAAAATTGGATCAGCCGTTTTACCATCAGAATGAAAAGTCCAGTGGCCTTTTTCGTCTACGTCAATCAGTACAATGCCATTGGCAACTATTGCCATTTGCTACGCCACCAATCTTTTAAAGCATTTACCGCGGTCAATACCGTATACGCCGCCAGCCACACCATCGCGGTGACAATGAACATGACCAGCAGGACTTTGATTATACCAATCATTTCCATGTCCCTTTCTGTAAGTACTCATACACTGCTTCAAAACGTATGACAATTGAAGAAGTGCTTCCGGTTCTAATCCATCTGTATGGCTAACAGAAACACCTTGTTCACCCCAATAAAAGCCAACTTCTGGTGAAGCGCCGCCCCAACAATCTATGTATTTCGTAAATGTGATGGAAACATACTTATTTGATTCGCTAAATTGAACCTCAATGCCTTTATAGAGGCTTAGCATGTCAATAAATTCTTGCCTAGTCATTCATTGCTGCTTCCGTTTCTCAAAATCATCTAGTAACTTGGCTTCTTTTTCATTTCTAGCGCCACATTCTGCAATCGCCGCAGCACGCTCACCTTTGAGTATGCTTTTCCATTTGCTGTCTTCTAGCTCGCTTAAGTTTTCACCAATTTTTATTGCAAATGGAATTATGGTTCTAATGAACCCTTCTTCTGCTGCACATTGGTGCAATGCTACTTTATGTGGAATCTTGAAACTTTCAAACACTTTTAAACTATCTAATGAATAAGCGTCAATTTTCTGGTTCATTGGATTGCCTGTTGGCACAAAGAAAAATTTAAAACCATTAATTGTAATTGGAACACCTATTTGTCTCACCCAAGTACCGTCAACATCTAAGACCTTCAAACAAGTTGACTCAACTTCAATTTCTTTAATTTTCACCATTTTTAATACCTGATTTCTGTAATATTGTCATAACCGTAGTACTTGCCTAGCGCGTCTTCTGCTTCAAGGAAACTGTCAAACTCACCTATTTCGCACTTAGCATACGGGTGTAGCCAGTGCAGCTCGTACTTTCCTTCTTTATTGCGGTCAATCCTGATAAGTGGATCCCCATCAGTCCCGTCTACTCTAAAAACTGTGTTCATTGATATTTAACCTAAACTTCTTAATCTCGTTTTCTTTTGCAATAATTTTTATTTGCTAATTCTCCTTATGTGGTATGTCACCAGCCTCAAAATTATCTGGTTCTGTATAGCACTTGTTAAAATTGTCAATAATGTTCATGCTTGTACCTTCCTTGTCCTTCTAATAAAGTCCTGTACTTGCTCGGCATGCTCAGCCTTGGCTCTTCTTTTAGTCGCGGCTTCTTGTTTAGCTTTCTTACGGTTTATTTCATCTTCCTTGAATAATTGCATCACCCCATCAACTAAGTTGTCATACCAAACCTTATCTTCATCTGACCAAGTATCATAACCGGCGGCTGGTGTAGGCTGATTTTTCTGCTTAGCTTGCCTTTCAAGCTCAACAAACTTCTGATGTAACTCCTCGCATTCCTGCTTCTTTTTTCTGTCAAAAGCACCCATACCATGCACTTGATCGTAAGCTTGGCGATTAGTGCCACGGATCTGGTCAATCTCTACTTGCTTTGTATCCCAATCGGTGCCTTGCTCTACTCTCTTACCGTATGCTGTCTTCTGATTAACCTGAGTGTTAAAAGGATCTGCTTCCGGTCTAAGAATCCGCAGTTGCCTAGTCATGTAGCTAACAGGTTGCATGGCATGCTGGTTTAACGCTTGGTGAAAAACGCGACTCAAATCCTTGTATGACACTTTTGGATACAACTGCTTTAAATCATCAATTTCAGCGTCAGTAATACCGCAACCCGGTATATTTGCTTTAAAGTAATTGACTACGACCTCAATAGACGGTTTTTCTTTATCCATTGCTATCATCCTTTGAATTCTTTAACAAACTAATCAGATATCCAACCGGACTCTGAATTGTTCCCGTAGATATGGCATACAAAGCCTGATTAATGCATGATTCTGCATCATCAATTACCACAGACCGCATAGCATTTTTCATTTGCTGAGCCTCAGCAGGACTAACAGAAAACCCGCCTTCTTTTGTAAACTTATAAATCAAATCATTAATTTCTTTCTCTCTCTCTTCTTTGCTCATAGGTAAATCAGAAAACGGATCTGGAATATTATCAGCTTTATTAGAGAGAGAGTTATTTGAGTTATTAGTTATATTAGTATTAGGTTTATTAGTATTTAGTAGATGCTGGTTTTCCGTAGACGGTTTTACCGTTGACGGATTATCCGTTGACGGGTTTCCCGTAGACGGTGAAATCGGTTGCTCATGAACTACTAAATCAGTTTTAGCGAATTTACCGTTCTTGTCTCGGTTATGAATCTTAGTCACATAACCAAGACTTTGCAGTTCTAGCATTTGATTATGAATAGCTTCACGACCATCTTTATTGCATCGTTTTACTAAATCTGATTCGTAAAACTTCCAATCGTCTGGAAAAGCTAGCATTCTAACTAACAAACCTAATGCTTTATTTGAAATGTTAGAGTCTTGGAGCGGAACGTTATCAATAATGGTAAAGCGATCTTTTCTTTTTTCACGATAAATTGCCATGATTTACACCTACTGTTCTTCTTGCTCGGTCTGTTTAATCTTGCTGATAGCTGCTAACTTTTTAGCTAATTTTTCATACTGGATCATTGCCTGACCTGCATCTGTTTTTAGCTCTTTTCTATGTTCTTTCCACCAATCAGCCGCTACTTTGTCGCCAGTCATTGCCTTGTTATAGATCACTGCTAAGAATTCCTCTTTGTTATCTGGATCATACTTAACAGTGAAGTTTTTCAATTCATCATCAGAAAGCTTCTTGAAATTTGATGTAACCTTGCGACGTGGCTTTTGAGGCTGATATTGCGTTGGCGTAGCTTGCTTAGATGGCTTCTTTGCGGTTTCGGTTTCATTGCTTGGCAAGTCCTCACCAGCATAGACATCCAGACCTAAACCAAATAAGGCAATAGTTTTGGTCAAACAGCGCATTTGAGTTTTATTAATGTCTGCGATTGACGGCTCCATAACGGGCTGATTAAACATGTTCATAACGTAAAGCTTTTGAGTTTGGCTTTCTCCTTCAATTGTTACCGTAGTTTCGACTTCAACTCCAACGGAAGTTTTACGATAATCAAGCGTACCAGCTTGCTGAAATCCACTGGATGTCTTGACCCAATTTTCATACTCGCGAACTTTATAAGTTGCATCTGGATAAATTGCTTTAACTAGTCCCCATGCTTTTGCCCAACTTAAATAATCAAGATAAATAGTCTTACCTGTTTTCTTGTTTTTCCGTGGAATGTGTTTGATGTAGGGCTTAACATCAATCTTTGAAAGCCGTTCGTACACGCTTTCTTTTTTCTTTTCTGTTTCAGTCATGTTTAATCTCTCCTCTGTCAGATTCTCGATTGAGTTCTGTAACTACGTCCTCGATAAGACTGTTAAATAGGCTCTGTGCTTGTTCTTCTGCCGTAGCCCTATAATTACCCTCGAAGTCAACTTTGAACTGCTTAGCGTACTGTTTTGCCTTGCCATAGGTCTTCATAGTGCGACAGTCATCTAGCATCTCTTTGCGGATGTTGGGAATATCGGCAATGATGCCATCTAGCCATTCTTGTGCGTCATGCATAACTGCCACCTACTTTCCTAATGCTTGATCTAATTTTTGATCTTGCGCTTCTAAATAAGCTTCATTTTCGTAGTCGTACTGATTTTGAAATGAATCGGCATCAATACCACTAAATGATTCACATACCCAGTCCATGAGATCATATTCATCGACTGGAACACCTAAAAGCCACGATTTAAACATGTCTACAGCGTCCTCATATCCAACTTTTTTAGCAAAGTCTTCTGCACCATATTCCTCGAAATAGGCGTTCATAAAAGCAAAGACATTCTCATAGCCAATGCCTTTGCCGATTGCTACACGTTCACCGTGTACGTCTTGCAAAATAACGCCGTCAACTTCTTGTAAGTTCCGTAAATCACTATCATCAAACTCAATCATTGTGTTATAATCTCCTTTAGATATTGTTTTTTATTTCGTTGCTCTCAACATTAGCCGTTGAGGGCTTTTTTGATACCTAAAATCTTCTTGACTTCTACTGGCATAACCGCAAAACTAGAACCGCCAACGCCGCTAATAGCGTTACTGTTAGCCACAAGGATAAGCTGGCTCTCGCTGTACTTACCTGCTCTTTGATACGCCACACCGAATTGATGAACCTGTACCATAGCTTCATTAGTCCTCCTTAAATCCTGTTAATAGCCAGTCAACTTTCACGCCCAGAAAATGAGCGATCTCGCTAAGTCGTCTTTTACTTGGAAAAGACAACCCATTTTCATACCGGCTAACCGTGGTCGCACTTGTACCAATCCTTTCAGCCAGCTGTAATTGCGTAAACTGGCGATTTTTTCTAGCGCGCATTAGTCGCCTGCCAAAAAGTTTAGCCTGCATTGTCATCACTTCTTTCTTAGCTTTTTAACGGCACGCACTGCCAATGCTGTAAGCAGGATCATCAAGACCAGCAGCAGTGAGATAATCTGGTCGGAGTGCGTTGTTCCGTAGATGCATAGCTGCTCTACAATCGCGAATGGTAAAAATAGAATTGCCATGAATTCTAGAATTTTACCGAATGCATTAGTCATATGACTTAGAGCGTGGTCAAGCTTGGTTCTACCATATTCTCTTTCGTATTCTTTATTGGTCATTTTTCTTCTCCTTAAAGTCTTACTTTCTTTAAATAGTCTTTTCCGTCTTCCGCAAACTTGTCTAAGTCTTCACGCAAGTAGTATCTTGTTCTGCCGTCACCCGGCAGGCTCGGATTGATAAAGCCGCGCTTTACCGCGCTATCAAAGTACGAGCCACTTACACCGAGATAGTGATATGCATCTTTGCGGCTAAACATTTTTTGATCGGTAATTTCTCCGCGCTTAGCTAGCTCTTCTCTGACACCTTCACGAACCCGCTTAGCAATAAATCTTTCTAATTCTTCTTCGTTAATGCTCAGAAGAGCCATATGCCTCACCTGCCTTATTCGATGTCACTACGTTCAATCAAAGGCAAAACGTCGTTATCTTTTAAAATGTCATAAATCAGCTTTCTGCCTTTTTGCGTCCAGTAAGTTGATGGCCTTGATCTGGTTATGCCTTTATGATCCACAAAGGTAAACGGCTTAGTCGTTACATAGCCTTGACCCATGTAAACCTTGTATAAAATCCATTGACCGTTAACTTTATGCTGAATCCTAGCTTTATGAAGCAATTTGTTAAAATCCTTGGCGTTGTACCCGTAATCTGCTGCAATTTGTGTAATTGCCAATGCGTCTGGTGCCCCAAGAATCACATCTAAGTAGCTCGCTTTTTTATTGGATTCTTCTAATTGGATAGTTAAGTTTTTATTCTCCAATTTCAGTTGTGTGTTTTCATTTTGAAGAATGGCGTAACCACGCTTAACAATCTCTTGTGGATCATTCCACTTACGCTCAACCTCAATTAGATACTTGCGGTACTGCTTGCCTTTTTCAGTACGGCTCATTAAGCAAAGTTGTTTTGCCATATCAATTGTTAAGGCGTAGTCCTTAATTGGCTTCGTACCGCCATTTGGCATGTCCGTATCCGTAGATACGCTCATAAAATCAACGCCTTCCTCAAAATCATCAAAGTTTTTGCTTACCCAAAGACTGAATCTAATTTTTAATTCAAGTCCCTTATATAGGTCTCTTGCTGAAACAAGTTGTTGATCATTTTGGACTGTAATTCTAATTAGTTCCTGCATTTTTCTTTTTCCTTTCAATTCCTTCATCAACCAGGTGAAGCACTTCATAGATCTTGTCTGATACATCTTTGTCAGTGGTCAGCATCTCCAACTTGAATAATTTTTCTTGAAGGTCATAAAGTTCATCTAAGCTGATGTTTTCTATCATTGCGATCATGTCCACTTCTCCCTCTCTTGTTTAATGAACTCGAATACCCTTCTAGCTTCATCAGATTGTTCAGTAGTCATGTCATCTACTCGACTAATATTGAGCACAGCTCTTATTGCGTCATAGATTTTGGTTTGCAAGCTATACCAGCGAATATTGACCTTGGTATTTCTGCAATACTGCTCAATATCTTTTCTGAGTGATGTCCAACTTGGATTAATTTTTGGCTTCTTTTGTTTGTCTAAAAGATTTACAACCATTTCAGCAATTTCTTGCTTTTCTTTTTTGGTCAGTTCCATTTACTTCATCCCCTTTATGTTGAAAAGCTGATAGATCTTATTGCGAATTTCTTTTGATTTAGGAGTAGTATCACCTTTAATAGCCCTGTTAACTTGCTGTCTATTTTCGTTGATTAAATCCGACAATTGCTTTTGTGTCATTCCTCTATCAAGAAGCGCAAACTTGATTTTTCTCTCGACTTCCTTTTTTGTTTCTTCCAGTGCTTCTTCAATCGGCATATAGTTCACCTCCACTTCTTTTACAATAAGTTGCGAAACTTGTTGACATTTAAATGTGCAAATGCGAATATAAATGTATAGCTAATAAGCACTAATTAAGCTATCTGCTTCTAGTTTTGCTTAGCTAACTTGTTTCTTAACTTGTTGACAATATCTATTATACGCATTATGCGAATTAATGCAACACAAAAATCGTATTTTGCGAATTTATTTTTAAAATTTTTTGAGGAATACTACTATGACGCCGTTTGAAACGTTTGAAAGAATTAAAGAGCTTGCTAAAAAGCATGGCTTATCTTTAATAGAAGTTAACGACAAAGCTGGTTTAGGTACCCGTTCAATCTATCATTGGAACAAAACTAACCCATCTACTAATAACTTAAAAGCCGTAGCTGACGTGCTACATACTACTACTGATTATTTAACAGGAAAAACAGACGATCCTTCCATGCCAGCAAAGAAGGAACACAAGATTAATCAAGATCCAACCTTCGCTGATTTAGGGATGCCTTATGGTGGAAAAATTCCAGAAGATTTGAAAGATACTTATGTAGATTTAGCTAAAAGTTACTTTAAACGTCATCCCGAACTGTTGAACAAAGAGTAGTAAGCGTTATGAATGTACCTATTGAAAGTTTAACGCTAGAAAATCGTGAAAATTACGATCGACTACTGCGGTATCTTATGAATTACGCAATGTTTGAGTACCACATTGGAGTTGAATTCACTAACCGGCTACCAGTTTATGCCCCCTCTGTTAGCTATAACGAACCTGGCAAGTTAATAATAATGAATGCTAACTGGTATCACCCTATTGAAATTCCTTTCTTATTGGCTCACGAAATCGCACACGTTTTATATGAAGATCAGCAATACTACAACTTAAATGACCAAACTGTAAATCATGGTGAAGCCGATGCTAATATCTTTGCCATTAATTTGTTGCGAAAATATTGCGATGACAATGAATTCCATTTTGACAGCTACTACAAGTTTGCTAAAGCCTTTTGCATTCCTCATGACCTTTATTACCTATTTACAGATGGTCGCATAGTCCAGAGCCAGTGAAAGGAGAGAAAAATGCAAAGCTTTAAGCAGTATTCCAAATCTCAAAAAAGACAGAAATTATCAGCTTTCAATCATGTCTACTTTGAAGGTGATCCACAAAATTGGAAAATTTCACGTTTACCAGATTGGATGCATTTCTATGGGGTTCAATTATCAAAGGAATTATCAAGGAAAGCGCCAAGGTACCACAAAAGGTTTAAGCAAGGGACAATCGTAATGGTTAATTATGGTGTGCCAATTGGAGATGAATTAGGTGGCAAACATTTTGGCGTGGTGCTTTCTAATGATGATAATAAGCATAAAAAGAAAATACTGGTTGTTCCCTTATCATCACATTATCACAGAGACTATGCTAACTTAGGTTATGAACTTATGGATGGCATATTAAAATTATTAAATGATCGAATTAACGAATTAAAAACGCAAATAGACAATCACGGTAAAGAAATCAAAGACTTTATTGCAGTTAACGGAAATAAAACTTTTAATTTTACGGACGAAGAAGTGAATTTCTTTCAAAAAAATAATATAAATGTTTCTAATATATTGGATAACCATACTGTATTTTGGTTTGAGTTCAAAGATGAAAATTACAAAAAACTGATTGAGGCAGTTAAAAATATTGATATAAAAGAAAATTATCCAAATATCTTTGAATTGATTTCGCACACCAACAAAATAAAGGATTTTATATCAGGAATTTTAAAAGACATATTGAATGAACAAAAAAATGTTCATGAAATTGTTGGCTTAACTAAAAAATTAAGTCGCTATAACAAGCAATCTTATGCAGTAATCACAGATATTAGATCAGTAAGTAAATCAAGAATAACTAAATTAAGTCACTATACAATTTCTGGTAACACAAAAATATCTGATTCGGCTTTAGAAACGATAAAGACGCAATTAATTAGAAGAATCGAATAATAATCATTTGTATGCTATAATTAGTTTATCGGCAGAATGGTGCCGACCATATGCATTATGCTATGGTCTTATTTATAAGTATTGCTCAGAATGTTGAGCGAGGCATACAAGTTATCTTGTATGCCTCTTTTTTTATTCAAATATTTTGGAGGTAAAGAATTATGAAACATAGATTTTTAACTGCTGCAATGGCTTCAATCATGTTAGCTGGTGGCGTTGGTGCTATTTCTACAGCTACGGCACCTACTCAAACCGTGCAAGCCATTAGCAAGTACTCACACCACTGGCACTGGGTAAAGGTAACCAAGGAAACACCAATATATAAGGTCAAGGTTGGTCGCTACATGTATCAAAGCAAGCTCACACACAAGACTTACATTGAGAAAGGATCAGACTTGAAGGTTATGTATTCCGGTCATGACTACCCTTGGCGTGTATACGCAGGTCAACGTGGTCACTGGGTTGCTTTGAGACAATCAGCCAACTGGTTCAAAAACGAATAGAAAACAAAAAAGCCTGCCTACCCTTTCAGGTAAACAGGCTTTAATTGTAAGGAAGTGATTTATATGAGTGAGGATGACAAGAAAGAAAATCCCAAACCAGTTTATAGATTCGACAGTGAAGATGCTCTTCTTCCAGCAGATGATGAAAAACTAGAGAAAGAAGCTAAAAATAAGCGAATGCTAAGAGAGGCATTAAAAAAGAAGCACAATAAGAAATAGCTATTTTGCATTAGCTACAAATGCAATGAACTTTTGCTGAAAATTAACGTATTCTCTTACATCATATTGTTTTCGAAATTCAGTGCTTTGAACCATTTCTACCATTTTATCATATGGAAGTTGTTCGTAGTCTACATCATCCATATCAGGCTGAATTACAACTGAGTAATTGCTAGAAGCATCGTTAGATATTCCAATTCTATTTCCAAATCCTAACGGCTGATGGTTGAAATCATACAGAAATACACGTTGTTGGTGATCAGCTATTGGCTTAAACGTATCTTGCCAGGTAGTAGCAGATTTTCTATAGGACAAGTGATACATCTTTCTTATTTTATTAATCAGCCAGTAGAATAATTCGTTAATTAATTTAGAAAAGAAAAAAGAAATTAGCAATGAAATAAAAACTGTCACTGCAGCTGTAGTAAATGTAAGTATATTGCCCTTGAGACACTTTGATAGCCATGACCTTAATCCTAAATAGAGAATAAAATCTAGCATTGTAAACACAATTGCTAGAGCCTTTTCTCTATTTGTCCCCTGTTGGGTCGTATCAATAGCATCGAGCTGCTCAGCAATTATATAGTTTATTATTCCAATCCCTCCAACTGTTAGAAGAGTTGAAAGCATTTCATAAAAAGTATTCATAAATTACCCGCCTTTCAAAGGCTAATTATAGCAGGAAAAAGTTGGATAGGTCCGTTGCCAACCGGTGCGGACTTAATTTATAAAATTAAAAAGAACGTTAGTTTCAAAGGAGAAAAATATGCACGACGATTATTCAGACCAATACATCACTAACCTAATTGATCGCTTAAATCAGCAGATTGAAGATACATCTACTATTCGTATTCTTACTACCTACCTGGATTTTACTGAGCAAGATGCTAAGAAAGCTTTAGCTAATGCCAAGTTCCCAGAACCATATGCCAACGATGACAATATTGGTTCTGTTCTACTCGATGCAGAGGACAGTGGTGACAAACAAGACGTTTTCAACGTCTTAGATACCGATTATTACATTTACAAGATAGTTATGAGTAAATAAAAAAAGCGGTGCATCCCTCCTAAGCTTAAAGCTCTTGGGGCGCCCGCTCCTTCATGATTTACTACCATCCTCCAGTGTAACGCAAGCAAGCTTGCGTTTTGCTCACACCTACGGAGGTGTAAATCATGGAAGAAATAATATTCGCAATGATTATTTTACTTCTTTTGATTCACGAGATCAACAAGAAGTAATCTAACCCGCGGGCGCCCCATGCGCGCTCGTGCCGAGCGCGCATCATCAAAAAATTGGAAAGGAAGATAATTTTATGCCGAGAAAGAAAGACCCTGAAATTACTCAATACACTTTGAAAAACGGTAAGACTTACTATCGTTTAAAAACATATATTGGTATTAATCCTGAAACTGGCAGACCAATGAACCCTACTAGAAGCAAGCTCAAATCACGTAAGGAAGCCGAACAACTTAGAAACGAGTTGAAAGCTAAAGGAGCTGCCATAGTAGCTAATAGCCAAAAAATTAGCAATGAACGTAAGACGGTGCAAGATGTTTATGATATTTGGATAAATAATATGAGACTTGAAGTTCGTGGCGCTACTTTAAACAGGTTCAAAGATACTTGGAAAAACCACACCCAGTCTGAGTTTGGTGACAACTATATTGATAAGATTTCTCCTGATCATGTCCAGACTTATGTTAATTCTCTTGCTTCTAAATATACTACTTACAGGTCAATTGCTAATCAGTTACATAGACTTATTAAGTATGCTATATTTCGTCACTGGTGCGAGAATGATCCTTTTGACTTAGTGCTAATGCCTAAACAATCTGCAAAGCAAAAACGAGACACTTCAACCAATTTCTATGAGTTGGATGAGTTAAAGCACTTCTTAGAAGTAGCAAAGGACTACAGCCGTATGAAATATACCTACTTCCTTACAGTTGCATCTCTAGGCTGTCGACGTGGTGAAGCATTAGCGCTTAAATGGTCAGACATATACTTTGATAAACGCGCGGTTAGAATTGAACGAACAGTATCAAAAGATGAAAATGGAAAGAAAACTATTGATGATGTGAAGAACGGCGTCCATCATTCTGTTCCAATGTCGGATAATCTATATTCTATCTTAAAAGAATATCGTGAGTTCTGTGATGAAATTGGTGACAACTACGAATGGATCTTCCATGCAAAAGATGGTAGTTACAATTGGTCTCAACAAACGGATGAATGGATCAAGTACCTGTATAAGTTCGATCAAAAGCGTTGCGAAAAGTGGAATAAAAAGCATCCCCATCACAAAAAGAAACCTCTGTGTAAAATAACTCCTCACGGATTGCGCCACACACTTGCCACACTTCTTTATGATGGTAATGAGAGAATTACTCCAAAGGATGTACAGTTTGTTCTCGGACACAAAACCTCTAAGACTGCTATGGAAATTTACACACATGTAACCAAAAAACAGAAGAAAAATATTAAGGGATCAATTAATAATTTGAACTTTTAA